TAATCCCCGATTCCGTTGAGGTTAAGGGATCTGATTCACCGGAATATAAAGAAGATAGGTTGATTGGATTTGCTAATAATCATTTCCGAGTATTGATAACAAAATCAAAGATTGCTCAGTTTGGATTGAACTATCAGAACTGCCACAATCAAATATTTGCTTCTTTAGATTTCAGCTTTGAAAGTCTTTATCAATCTATCAGGCGTTCATATCGTTTCGGCCAGGAGTATCCAGTAAACATTTACTTAATCACTACCGATACCATGTCAAACGTAATTCAATCCATAAAGAACAAACAGAATCAATTTGAGATCATGCAAGAGTCAATGACCAAAGCAATTAATAAAAGCAATACTAAACCAAAAATAATGAGAACATTTAAACGTGAGCAATCAGAATGGTATGATATTCAGCATGGCGATTGTGTTGATTTGATTAAAAATGTGCCGGATGAGTCGGTTGGGTTTTCAATATTCAGCCCTCCATTTTCAGAGTTATATGTTTACTCCGATGAACTTGAGGACATGGGGAACTCAAAAAACTACAAAGAATTTATGATCGCTTTCGGATTTCTTGTCAAAGAACTTTATAGGGTCCTTTGGTCCGGTCGTAATGTGGCTGTTCATTGCATGGATCTACCTATCCAGAAAGGTAAGGAGGGGTATATCGGATTGAGAGATTTTAGTGGGATGATACTTGAAGAATTTACAAAGCATGGATTCATTTATCATTCACGGGTTACCATTTGGAAAGATCCGGTAGTTGAAATGCAAAGAACTAAGGCATTAGGGTTGCTTCATAAGCAGGTAAAAAAGGACAGCGCAATGAGCCGCGTTGGTATTCCTGATTATCTTATGGTATTCCGTAAACCAGGAGATCACTCGAATCCGGTAAAAAATACTATCAATGTAGATACATGGCAGAAATGGGCTTCTCCTGTTTGGATGGACATTGATTACGGTAATACACTGAACGGAACTCAGGCCCGTGATGAACGTGACGAGAAACATATAGCACCGCTTCAGCTTGATACAATTCATAGGGCGGTAGGATTATGGACCAATGAAGGAGATACCGTCTTAACGCCTTTTATGGGCATTGGTAGCGAGGTGTATGAATCTATACAAATGGGGCGCAAGGGAATAGGATTTGAACTTAAGGAATCTTATTATGACCTTGCTAAAAAGAATCTTCAATCATTAATGGAAACTAAAAAACAAACAACTTTATTCTAATGAGATCATCCATAGTCCAAGCGATTCAGCACCTCAAACAATCTGATGAGTTCATGCAAGACTTTATCAGGCAAGCACCCAGCACACGAGGATCAGTTATCTTTGATGGTTATTCACGCAAGGTCAGATGGATTCTGCGTGATATCCTGACCTTCCCATATTTTACCGATGAAGTAAGGCTCGGCATTAAAACTGAGATTGAATCCGATGCCTTTGCAGTTGAAGCCATTCATGATAAGATTCCACTATTGAATCCTGATCAAAGAGCAATGCTTGAACAACTTGTCGAAGATATGTTAGCAGGGAAGACTATTGAAATAAAAATAAAAACAAAATAACAATGGCACAACAAACGGCAGTAGAATGGTTATTTGAAACAATGGCAAAAACTCCAATGACTGAGTGGTACAATGTTTTACAACAAGCAAAAGAAATGGAATACAATCAAATTGTAAACGCATATCTTCAAAAGCGTGCTAAAGGTAATATTGTTAAATGTCTTAAAACTTGGGACTTAGCTGATGAATATTACAACGAAACTTATAAGAATGACAAATAAACAACGTTACAACGCAGCACATCTGCACTGGCAAGAACATAAATACCCTGAAGCATTTAAATCAGGATTTACACATGATCCTGCGATGCCAGTGGTTACCAAGGCAAATGGACTGACTAACTTTATTTGTAATTACCTTAACTGGTCAGGACATCGTGCAACACGTATAAACGTATTAGGTCGCAAAGTTAAGGACAAGTGGATAAGATCAACAACAAGGAAAGGTACTGCGGATATTTCTGCCACAATTAATGGCAAATCAGTAATGATTGAAATTAAGATTGGTAGGGACAAACCATCTGAGCATCAACTTGCCGAGCAAATCAAGGAGCGGAACGCTGGGGGAATATATGAATTTATAAGTAGTGTTGATGAGTTTTTTATGTTGTATGATAGTTTATTTGTAAATTTGTAGGAATTAAAATGTAATTGCAGTACATTTGAATTAAAATTATTTTCAACCTGATTGGGGGATGGTCTGCAATGCCTGAACCTAATCAGGTTTTTTTTATCTTCATTATGAACATAAATATATTTAAAGAACTTGTTAAATTAGGCTTAAAGCCTTTACCTATCAAGTGGGATTCAAGCAGTAAAGTTGCATCAAGCCATATAATACACCATTCAACTATATTAGAATCAGAATGGAACGAAACTACTATTGAACAATGGATTGACTTAATTGAAAATTCAAATGGAATAGCACTTAAACTATTTGCTCCTTTTGGAACGATTGACTTTGATACTAAGAACGAAGATGGAACAGTTTCCTTTAATGATTGGTTTAACATTGTTGAAGCGACAAATCCTGATGTATTGCGTAAAGTCTGCATTGAATCAACACGAAACAAAGGCTACCATGTTTACATCAAATATCCTAAACTGACTCATAAGATAACACTAGCAGCAAGTGAATCAGGAAAGGAAGTTATAGCAGTTTACACTGGTGGCTTATTGTCTTATTGCAGTCCAACACCTGGTTATGATATGTTTCATAATTCATTTGAGGACTTGGAAGAACTAACGGATGATGAATACGATTTATTAATAAGCACTGCAAGTCTATTTAACAAGTACAAAGAAGAAATAAATAACACGTTTCACCCAGTTGAATATCCTCAGCAATATGAAAACAGTTGCATGCTATTTGATCGTGAAATAACTGATGAAGCATTCGAAGAAATGCTTAACCAAATGAGTTTATTTGAATCAAAGGAATTTAGGCACAAAGCTAAAGACAAGTTTACTGCTTACTTACGCAAAGGATCACTTACTAACTACTCAGCAAAGGTTTACTTTAGTACACGCAAAGTATTGTTATTTACAACATCATTGCAGGGTTATCCATCTTGGGCAGATGGCAAAGGTAATGGAGATAGATCATGGGTTTTAACACCATCAAGAATAATTTATTACAAAAATTCTAAAGATTGGAAGAAAACAATAGATGAAATTCAATGTATTGCTGATAGTATTGGAATTGAAATTAATCAAAAACCTATTGAGAATCAACCTATTTTAAAGGATAGGATGTTATTCCCTTATGATATATTCCCTGATGCAATTCAAGATTATATCAAAAGCCATAAGATACAAAACGAATACATTGCAGGCTTTATGCTCTCAGCCATTAGCACTGCCATCGGCAATACTTGTTACTTAGAAGCATTGCAAGGCTATAAACTACGTACAAACTTGTACATGGCTATTGTGGCTCATGCCGGGGGCGGTAAAAGTCCTGCAATGAATATTGCTTACAACTACCTTAAAAACCTTGATGATGAAAATTATAAGGTTTATAGAAGGAAACTTGCATCATACAATGAAGATGTTTTGAGAGTTGACAAGAAGGATAAAAACAAGGAAATTCCAATAAAGCCAATACTCAGTCAAATGATTATTGATGATGCGACAATGGAAACTGTTGTAAACGTTTTGCAATACAATACTAAAGGTTGCTGCTTGGTTGCTGATGAACTTGCAGGATTCATTAAACGAATGAGTCAATATAAAGATGGTGATGATCCTCAAAAATGGCTGCAAATGTGGTCCAGCGAAACAGTATTCCAACAACGTATATCAGCGGATGATAGAAAAGTAATTGATTACACAATGGGAATCGTTGGCGGTATTCAACCAGGCATCATGGATATTTTATCTAAGAACGATAACCAGTACAACGGATTTTATCATAGGTTTTTATTTGTATTCCCTGAATCAGAACCTAAGCCATCATTTGATATCATTAGTTGTCCTGAATACATAAAGGAACAAGTACATACGATTTTTAATAAATTATTGATATTTAGGGATAACGATATTAAAGACAAGTACACATTAAGTAGTGATGCGCTAGCATTGTATAAGTCATGGCATGATTATAAAAACTTGTATTATAATAAAAGTCAAGATGAAAACGCAAAGGGAATCATTGCCAAATATCAAGCCTATTGCCTACGTTTTGCGCTCATTTTACAATGTTGTGATGATTTGGATAATAGATCAAACGTGGTCCAACAATCAGCAGTTGAGCGGGCAATAAGGCTAACGGAGTACTTCCTCGGTAACATGCTGAAGTCATTAAAGATTCTTAGTCCTGAAACACCTTTGGACAATTTAAAGAAGCCTTATGATAGCATTTACAAAGAACTAACTGAAGCATTTAGTACAAAAACTGCCATTGAAATTGGTGCAAAGTATAATGTTAAAGATGCAGCAATTAAAAATTGGATAAGTAGGAATCCTGATTTGTTTGCAAAATTGGCTCGTAGTTCTTATGAAAAGCTACTTTAGAAAGTTACAACCAAAGTTACAAAGTTACATTTTTTTGTAACTTTCAAAATTTGATATTATAAAAAATTGTAATATGATACTAAAATTAGTTACAAAGTTACACGAAAGTTACATGAATTTGTTACTTTGTAACTTTTTTGTAACTTTCAAAACGATAGATAAATAATTGATTACCAAAGTATTAACATAGTAAAAAATACCAAAGTTACAAAGTTACACGGTTTTTAGGTGTAAGTAACAAAGTAACCAAAAACATAAGGAATATTAAAAACATTATATATATAGTAAATACATTAGTATTTATGTGTATTTATATGTAAGTCTGATTTCTTGTAACTTTGTAACTTTGATGATATTGCTTAGTTATGTATAACTTTGCACCATGACTGCAAGGCAAATAATCGAGCAACTTTACCGAAGTGATGAACTTCGAGAATGCTTGTCGAAAATTAAGCCACAGGATTTGCAGGATGATCTTTTACAACATTGCTTTTTGGAACTTTTGAATAAGGATGAAGCAATTATTGTTAATTTACATTTAGAAGGTCGTTTTATCGCGTATGTGGCAAAGATGATGTACAACATGGTTAATTGGAAGAACAGTGAATTTAACCGCATTAAAATGCGTGAGGTGTTAACTAATGACTTTAACCATCCTAGCGAAACAATAGAAGAAGAAAATTTGTTACCTTTGCATAGGTTACATTGGGTATCAGAGAAGGTATTAACATTATACGCAGAGCATGGAAGTTATCGAGCAGTTGGCGAAGTAACCGGTATACCTTACCCAACAGTATTTAGAATGGTAAAGCAAGCTAAAATAAAAATTAAAAAACTGATATGACAAAATTTGATTACTTATTCGAACGAGTTAGGCTCGGCATTGATGTACACCCATCTGAGATAGAGATGAACGAGTTAGTAGCAATGGCTCAGAGCATTTCACCTAATGGCGACTTCGTTTGGAAAGGATGCCAGTCATGCGTGAACTATATTGTTAAATTTGTTGATGAAAATAAAAATAGATTAGATGCCGCAAAAGAAAAAAACACCGTTAACAAAAAGCAATAAATACATTGAATCACCTGATAAACTTTGGGAATTATTCCTGAATTACGTATCATTTGAGGCTATCAATCCAATGTACAAGGTTGAATATGTTGGCAAGGATGGCAGAATAGAACGCACACCTTTGGAAACTCCAATTACGTTTGAAGGCTTTGAATGTTACTTAGCAGATAACAATGTCATAAATGATTTGGGTGATTATGCAAGTAACAAAGGTGGTGGTTACGATGAATATTCCACTATCATTACGCGTATAACTAAAAACTGCTTTGTGCATAACTTCAAAGGGGCATCGGTTGGGTTGTTCAATCCGAACATAATTGCTAAGAAACTTGGTTTAGTCGAGAAGGTGCAGAATGATGTTAAGGTTGAGCAAAAGTTATTCCCTGATGTAATACACGATTGATGTTCATCCGCACTACCGCAATAAACAAGATACTCAAACTAAAGAAGTTTTGCAGGGCGGTACAAGGCGGTTCTAGTGCCGGGAAGACATTTGCGATAATACCTATTCTCATTGACATCGCAACGGACAAGCCGATGTCTGAGATATCAGTTGTTGCTGAATCCATTCCCCATCTGAAACGTGGTGCCATGAAGGACTTCAAGAAGATCATGGTTGAAACTGGTAGGTTCTTCGATGATAGGTGGAACGCAACCGATTTCAAATATACTTTTGCTAATGGTTCACAAATAGAGTTCTTCAGTGCTGATAACGATGCAAAACTACGTGGTGCGCGAAGGGATTGGTTGTACATGAATGAGGCAAACAACATGACGTTCCATTCGTACACCGAGTTAGCCAGTAGGACCAAGAAAGGTGTTTACCTTGACTGGAATCCTACCGATGCTTTTTGGTTTCACGATGAGTTGATCAATGATTCTGATGTTGATTTCCTGATAATCAACTACATGGACAATGAGGCTTGTCCTGAATCGGCTTTGAACTTCATCAACAAAGCGAAGCAGAAAGCGGATGCAGGTAGTTCGTTTTGGTCCAACTGGTATCGTGTTTAT